TGTTGTGGAAACTGGGACCGTATCTGCGGCCCTTCGCCAACCATCAAGCATGGCATCACGGGTGTTTTCCTCGATCCACCTTATGCGGACGCAGCCGACCGCACTCAGGATCTATACGCCGCCGATTATGGCGACGTCGCGCACGCTGTGCGCTCCTGGGCGGTGGAGTGGTGAAACCACCGGGACATGCGCATCGCGCTCTGTGGCTACGACGGCGAGCACGCTATGCCCGATTCTTGGGAGTGCGTAGAATGGAAGGCACGCGGTGGCTACGGTTCGCAGGGCGACGGGCGCGGGCGCGATAATGCCGGACGTGAGCGCATCTGGTTCTCGCCGCACTGCCTGAAGCCCAAGCAGGGATTATTTTCAGAACTCATGGACGCCGAGGCCAGCGTGCCACGTGGAACATTCCGGCGGTAAATTGTTCTTGACAAACGCGCTCGTTTATAGCAACCTTCTATCCCAACAGGACAATTTCATCCCAATACCGCCGGACCAGCGGCGCAGAAGGCAAGCACTAGCACCCCACTGGGTATTTTTCCGCGCAACTTTTACGCTCAAATGGCCCTACTCGCAGCATCCAGAATCCCCAACCTGATCGCATTCGCACTGCAAGCCCTCGGCCCGTTGCCGTCGTCCAGCTACACGCTGAAGATTATCGACCAAGCCGGGAAAGACTGGAAAACAGTTTCGGCAGATGAAGCGATCGCGTTAGCGAACAAAGGCCAGATTATCGGCAAGGGCTCGGAATCTCGGCTGAAGTACGGCATTTTGGCGGCGGATTATTTCGACGCCCAACTGACGATCGAAGAAGCAAAAGCGCCACCCATTGCCCGCAAGAAACACATTTCGCTGGATATTCCCATCGCGGAAGCCAACTTCACCGTAAAGCACGTAAATGAGCCAACCGGCCAATACTTCGAACACCGCAATGACGTTTGCTTCACATACCACCGTTAGAAGCGGAATGAGCGACCACGCCTTCGCCATCGCCTTGAAGGAAGAATACAAGTCATTGCGCTGCTTGCACAAACCGCGATTGGCTCCGTTCGAATACGCTGGCGCAATCCGCTACGGGTCGGTGCGGTCGTTGAAGTTCGAGTTCCCGGAGATGGTTGCGATGGAAAGCGCGGAAGCGGCGTGAAGGATTTAGCCGAAGCAGAATGGAACCGCCGCGACCTGTACGCTCGGAAATTGTATCGCACCCTTGCTGATACCGTCATCTACTGCGGCCCAACCGACGGCCCGTACTTCCCGGCAGAGCAACCCGGCATTGTGGAGCGCATCGGCGAACGGATAAGCGTGCGTTATCCCTGGGGGTTGCATTATTTTGCGGCGGAGAATTTGAAGGTGGTCGGGAAGGCGATGAGGGCGGCGGCGTGAGCTGCGATTCGCCAATTCTAGCGTTGCTCTACATCTTGGCCTACTGCATTTTATGGAGATAATCGGCTATGCACTGCTGGCATTATGCGGCTGCCTGATTGTGTGGTACTTTGCGCGACCGAAGGCGAAGAGATGAGCACGCTAAACATTTTCGTCTGGTTATTTGGCGGTTGGAGCTTCGGATTTCTGCTGGCACATTCGCTGTTTAGATTCTTCGGAAAGTGAAGCCTTGCTCCGAGCCGAATTGTCCAGAACTCCTAGAGATCGGCCGACCATCTAAATGCAAGAAGCACACAGCGGAACGCAAGCGCGGAAAGCCGGGTAGAATTGGTCGCAGCGCCGGCGGCTACGATGCGGCTTGGAATCGCCTTCGCCAAATGAAGCTGGCCGCAAATCCGTGGTGTGAAATCAAGAATCTATGCCGGGAATCTCCGTTGATATTGCAGGTGGCGACCGAAGTGGATCACATCGAACCGATAGCGAAGCATCCTGAGTTGCGGCTCGTGTGGTCCAACCTACAGAGCGCGTGTCGCCCTTGCCACTCCGCCAAGACGCTTAATGAATTGAGACGACCGGCAAATAATACCGGGGCCGTAGTAGATCCTTGAAAGTTTGGCACCCCGCAGCGCTGGCGCAGCCACGCGCGCAAATCGTCAAAATGAAAAAGTTTGAAAATGGCTAGACCTCCAACCCCTATATCCGTCAAGCGCTTAAAAGGGGATACCCGCCAGCGCGGGGCCAAGAAATTCGAGGAGTCTCTCCGTGGAACTTGGGAGCCGAAGCGCGGGCGCCCCAAATTTCCGGTCGGCTTGCTATTCAGCGCCATAGCCGGTGAAGATGCTTCTGCCGCTGCAACGCGAAAATCCCGACTTGCGCTTGCTCGCGCTCACTGGAAGTACGTCGCTGACCAATTGGAGCCGGAAGGCAAGTTGGCGCTGGTGGATGAGGGCATTCTGACCGGGCTGTCCCTCAGCTACGCCCTAATGATCGAGACCGGCCGCGATGGCAATACCGCAGCCTACGATAAGGCCGTCCAGCGTTACATGCAGGCCGCCGACCGGATGGGGCTGAGCGAGTCCGCGCGCGTCCGCATCCCCGGCAAGGGCCAGGAAGCCAGCGACCCGATGATGGCCGAGATGTGTGGCTGACAAGAAACTCGATCTTTGTGCATTCTGCGATGCGCCGACGTGGTGTTACTCAAGCCCAAAGGGGCCAATGTGCGGCGCTTGCAGGATCGAGAAGTTTTTCGATAAGGTTCTTTTCGCGCCCCTCGGCTTCCGGCTGCTCAATTGGCAAAGACATGACCTCCGGAAGATCTACGGCAATGTTGACGTCGACCGCGGCATCCGTCGATACAAACGCGCCTACGTTGAAGTCCCCAAAAAGAACGGCAAGAGCTTCCTGCTCGGCGGACTCCCGATCTACCACCTGCTCATTGAAGGCGAAGAATTGAATAATCCGGAAGCATACGGCGCGGCCTCAGCGAAGGACCAGGCCTCCATCGTGTATCGAGCGGCGACACGCCTAATTGAGGGCAACCAGCACCTGAAAGACCGCCTGAAGGTGCTTCCGAGCACCCGGAGGATCGTCCGCAAGGACGGACACGGTTTTTATTCGGTGCTTTCGGCCGACGGTGACCTGCAGGACGGCATCGAACCCTCACTGGGGCTGCTCGACGAGCTCCACCGTTTCAAGACCGCCAAGGCCAAAACGTTGCGCGACGTCATCATTTCGGGAACGATTGCGCGTCCGGAGTCGCTAATCTTTGAAATCACCACGGCAGGCGACGTCTACGATTCTCCGATCTGCTGGTCGGAGCATGAATACGCCCGCCAGGTGATCGCCGGCAGCCTTAAGTCAGACACGTTCTACCCAGCGATCTATGCCGCGAACGAAGAGCGGCTGAAATCAGACCCAGAATACTGGAAGTCGCGCCAGTTCCGGGTCGACGCCAACCCCTCACATGAGGATAACGGCGGATTCCTGAAAGATGAGCAGATCAAGGCCATCTGTGATGAGGCGCTCGATAAGCCGGCAGAGCAAGCGTCGTACCAGCGCTACCACGGTAACGTATGGGGCCAGAAGGTCGACCGCTGGATGCCTTCAGACGCTTGGCTGGCGTGCGGAAAGCCTTTGCGGCCATTGATCGACAGGGACTGCTATCTCGGGGTCGATCTGTCGTCCACAACCGCCATGACGGGCCTCGTAGCCGTGTTTCCGGCCGCTGACGGCACGCTCGATGTGCTTTCGAATGTCTGGATACCCGAAGGCCGGCAGTCTCAGATCCAAAAGCGTGTCCACCAGAACCTAGCCGAATGGGTAGGCGGCGGGTTCTTGGAGACCACGCCTGGGCCGGTTATCAATTACGACGTCATCCGGAAACGCATCGACGCCTTGTCCGCTGTCTACAAGGTAAAGGAAATCTGTTACGACCCCTGGAACGCCTCGCAGTTCATTCAGCAGCTCGTCGACGCTGGATACCGGTGCATTGAGATCCGACAGGGCCCCCCGACGCTCTCCGGAGCGATGAAGTACCTGATGGATAAGACGCTCGAGGGCAAGCTCAGGCACGGAAACCATCCGGTGATGAACTGGCACATGGACTGCGTGACGGCTCGGGCCGATGCCAATGGCAACATCGCGCCAGACCGCGGGCGGCTGGAGAGCGAAGGCAAGCGAATCGATCTCGCGTCTGCTCTCGTCACGGCGCTCGCCCGTTATATCCGGATAGCTGGTGCCGAATCCGCATACGCCAAGCTCGACGCCGATCAAATCGCCATCTAAATCGTGATTACAGAAGCTCTACTAACCGCGCTTGACCGCGCGGAATCGCCGACTGCTGTCAAGATGCTGGTGCGCGGCCTGGAATTGGTCAGCGGGACTCGCACGGCGCATCTGCTTGGCCTCAAGAGCTTCAATATCGGAGATTTCTCCACAACGGACCCGCTCGGAACCGACTGGTATACCCTACACGGTTTCAATAAAATCGCCAACGCGCTGTATGGGTACTCCAGTTACACCGGGCGGTCAATTTCGTTCGATGCCGTGCTCGAAAGTTCATGCGTTTACGCCTGCGTCAAGATCATAGCGGAAGATATCGGGGCGACGCCGCAATACTTGCTGAGGCGCACGCAAGACAGAACCTACTCTAACCCAGCCTACGATCATTCGCTATACGAAGTGCTAGAGACCATGCCCAATCCGGACATGAACTCATCGTCTTTCAAGGAATGCCTCACTGTCTCCGCGCTGCTGGCGAAGGATGGGTACGCGCGGATCGATCGCGACTCAAGGGGCGAGGTATTGTACCTGTGGCCGCTGATGCCGGGGTCGGTGCGGCGCGACAAGAACAAATACGGGCGTCCATTCTTCATCTGGAAGGACGGCAACGCTCCGGAAGTCACACTCGAAGCGAATCAAGTCTTCAATGTCCCCGGATTCTCGCTTAATGGCACCGGCGGCGATGACGTCTTGCGGCGGGCCCGCCACGTATTCGGGCTGACTCTCGCCACGCAGGAGTATCCGGGCCGGTTCTTTGCGAACGATGCCACTCCGGGGCTAATGTTGCAGCGGCCGGCGGGGTCGGTCGAGTTGATGCCGGACAAGATCGCCGCGATCAAGCTCGCGTGGCGCAAGTGGCACCAGGGGGCGGCTCGCGCTCATGAGCCCGCCATTCTGCAGGACGGCATGGTTCCCATCCGGCTGGACCCGGATCACACCAAACTGCAACTGATCGAGCAACGGCAGTTCCAGGTTATCGAAATCTGCCGACTGTTCCGGATGCAACCGCACAAACTCGCGGCCCTTGAGCGTTCGACGAACAACAATATCGAGCACCAATCCATCGAGTATGTCCGCGACACCTTCATGCCGGTGGCGACGCGTTGGAATCAGTCGGCGAGCCGGTGCTTGCTCAGTCCGGCTGACCGCGCTGGAGGCCTTTATACCGAATTTGACTATGACCGCCTGCTGCGCGGCGATTTCATAAGCCAAGCGACAGCCTGGGCAATGCTGCAGGGCAAGGGCGACATGACACAGAACGAAGTGCGCAGAATTCTCAAACTCCCGCCGGCGCCAGGCGGAGACGAACTCCGGGTCGACATGAACACGGAAGCGGTGGCGCAAGTGGCCGCGAGCATCGTGGCGAAGCAGAAACAGACACAGCTTGAGCTGATCGAAGGGGGTCGTCATGCGAAATAAGGAGCTAAAACCCATGAAAACGCCGCTGCAGGCCAAGCATCTCGATCTTCCACTGGAAATCAAGCAAGTAAACGACGACGGGAGCTTTACCGGCGATCTGTCGGTCTACGATTTCATCGATTACGGTGGCGATGTCACGCAAAAGGGCTGCTTCACCAAGACATTGCAGGAATCGGGCGGGAAAATCCCCATGCTCGCCTTTCACGACATGTCACGGCCAATCGGCGTCATGGAATTGACCGACGGCGAATCATCGCTCGAAGCGAAGGGCTACTTGAACATGGATTTGCCCGACGCGAAGCAAGTTCTCTCGACGATGCGTTTTAATATGCGCCACGGCATAAAAACTGGCCTATCGATGGGCTATATCACAGTGAAAGACGCCATAAAGAGCGGAATTCGCTTCCTGCAAGAGGTGAAGTTGCTCGAAGGCTCTGTCGTGACGCTCGCGCAAAACGTAATGTGCGCCGTTACCGAGGTAAAAAGCGCATCGACTTCCCCGGAACGCAAGGATTTCGCCGCAGAACTCGAAGAAACGCAGGTTTACGACCTGTTTTATCAGGTCTGCTCGGCCCTTTATTCGGAACTCGCCAACTCGGTTTACATGGCAGACGAGCAAGCGGCGGCCGAAGATGGCGTCAAAAAGGCGCTTGCGGACGCCGAAAACGCCTTCCTGGACTTCGTAAATCGCTATTTTTCGCTGAAATCGACTGAAAACACCGCCGAATACATGAATTTTCCCGAGACTCGCGTCGCACAAAAGATGCTGATGGATCTCGAAACCCGCGTTAAGGCACTCCTTGCCAAATCTGGCGCCACTTCAACGGAAGCCGGCGCAGATGATGCAGGAGCCGCCACTCAACCGAACGAGCCGGGAGACTCCCACTCGAACGAGCTTACCGCTGAACAGAAAGCAGTGGTTCGCAATTTCGTAAAGGAGAGTTTCAATGGAAATTCAAGAACTTCTAACGCCTGAGCTGAAGGCGGCCATCGGCGAGCAGTTGGCGACCGAGCGAAAGGCCTGGGAGGCTGCGATTAAGGGCCTTGAAGGCAGCACTGCGACAGGCGCGGCCGAAACCAAAGTCGCGTATGAGGCATTGGTGAAGCGCATCGACGGCATCCAGGCCTTGATGGGCAAGGCCGAAGCCGAATCGATGAAGCAGGAAGTTAGCATGTCGCGGCGCTTCTTCGACAGCGAGTCGCTGAAGGAATTCAAGGGCCGCGCGAAGCACAAGGGCGGCACTTCCTTCCGGCACGAAGGCAGCATTTGGGAAGGATGGGGCCTTGGCAAGAAAGACATCACCGAGAGCACCATCACCGCGCCCAGCGTTGGGCTCTCGACCCGGTTGCCGGATTGGGTATTCGCCGGCGTCCGTCAGTTGCGCGTTCGCGATCTGATCCGCAGCGTGCCGGTTTCTCAGGGCGCCGTGAACTTCGTGAAGGAGAACACCTTCACTAATGCGGCCTATCCCCAAACGGAAGCCGCGGCTAAGGCCCACACTGCTCTGACTTTCACCGTGGCGCAGGCCGTGGTGCAAACTCTGGCCCATTACATCAAGGCCTCTCGGCAGGCCCTCGATGACATCGGCCAGATGCAGGCCTCGATCGACTTTAAGTTGCTGGTCGGATTGAAGGACGAAGAGGATTTCGAACTGCTCCGCGGGGACGGGACCGGTTCGCACCTTACCGGTCTGATGGTCGGCGGAACGGCCTTCGATACCACCAAGAACGTTTCCGCGACCGACAATATCGCCGACACCTTGTCGGAAGCACTGGAGCAGATCGAAGCCGCGAACCACACCGCGACGGGCATCGTTCTGAACCCCGTCAACTGGCGCCAAATGACCCGCATCAAGGACTCAAACAAGCGGTATCTCCTGGGCGGCCCCGGCCTGCTGCAGGAGCCTCGCTTGTGGGGTCTACCGGTTGCCGTTACCACCGCCATGCCGACCGACAAGTTCCTCGTCGGCGACTTTATGCGCGGCTGCGAGATTTACGACCGCATGGAATCCGTCATCGACATCTCTACCGAGAACGAAGATGACTTCATCAAGAACATGGTCACGATCCGCGCTGAAGAGCGCATAGCCCTCGCCCAGTTCCGTAGCGACTACTTCGTCTACGGCTACCTGGACGGCGTTGCTCACATCTAAGCCCTGATTCTCCCGGCCCGCAGACCAGCCTCCGTGACCCCATGAAGCCATACGACGATCCCATCGAAATTACGGGACCAGATCGTGAGCCAGTGACGGTCGCGGAGGCTGCTCTTTCGACGCGCGTAAGCGGAAACGCCGAAGACGATCTATTCGCAATATACATCCCTGCCGCCAGGCGAAACGTCGAGAGGGCGACCGGCCGTACAGCCTATCAGAAGACGCTCGAATGGGCACTGGACTACTGGAATGGAGTTCCGGCGGCTTGGGTAGGTCAGAGCTCACAGCCGGGCTCTGGGAACTATGTTCCGTTGATGCGGCACATTGAGCTCCCGCGGGCCACGCCGCTCATTGCAATTGAGTCAGTAAAGTACACCGATTCGGACGGCAACGAGACGACGTGGGACCCAACACAGTATGTCGTCGATACCTATTCTCTACCGGGGCGGCTGGTGTTGGGATTCAATCAAACATGGCCGTCTTTCACTCCGGCCGCGGCGAACGCCATCAAGATCCGTTATACGGCCGGAACCCAATATATCTATCCGGACAGCATAGATCCGGACTTTCGAACTCTCGTCCTGCTTCTAGTTGGAACGCTGTATGCCAATCGTGAAAGCGAGATACCGGTCGACAACCTCGCAAAGCAACTGCTCAAACTTCCACTGTTCAGCAATATGGTGCAGTCCCTGCGGGTAGTTCACGAGTATTCCGATCAATGAACCTGTTTTTTAGCCCACATTGCGATGACGAGTCGCTTTTTGGCTGTTTCACGATTCAGCGCGAAAATCCGCTCGTGGTGGTCGTTTTCGATGGGCGCATTCAGCAGAAACGCGGCTTGCCGGTGACGGCGCAGGACCGGCGTAACGAAACCATCTTTGCGCTGCAGGAAATTGGCGCGCTGGCGCTGTTCATGGGCTACTCCGACGCTGACGACGACCCGCCGAGCCTAAAAGACAACATTCGAGCCTTGATTGAGCGCCACAAACCAGAAAAAGTGTGGGCGCCCGCCATTGAGAAAGACGGGCACGTTCAGCATAACCTCGTCGGGCGACTGGTGGCCGAGGCGTTTCCGGCAACACAGGGCTATCTGACATATACGCGAACAGGCGGGAAGTCAACCAACGGCAAGCCCGTTCCAATCGAGCCGGGGATGATCCAGCGGAAATTGCGGGCACTGGCCTGCTACACCTCTCAGATCGATATTGTTGCGAATTGCCGCGAGCACTTCCTGCGGGATCTCAAAGAATATTATGCTGCGTGAGTTAACGGCAAAGGATCAGCACGAGCTTAGTTTCTGGCGGCGCGAGGGAGCAAGGGAAATGCCTGAGCATCGCAGGACGCTCTTGGCGTACATGGAATGGTTCGGAGTGCGGGCAGCGGATAGCGTTTTGGAGGTTGGCATAGGGCCGGGCGGAGGAATCATTCCACATCTCCCGGCGCGCCGCAAGGTGGCGCTCGACCCGCTGATATCCGAATACGTGAAGGATTGCGGACTGATTCTCCTGCCTGGGATCGAGTATGCGACATCGCGCTTTGAGGATTGGCAAACTGAAGAGACATTCGATGCGATAGTTTCCACCAATACTATCGACCACGGCGAGTTGGGATTTCACATTATGCCGCGGTTCCGTTCCCTACTCAAGCCCGGCGGCCGACTGTATCTGCATGTTCATCTGCGCCCAGAGGAGCTATTAAACACCGGCCACGACCACAGCCTCACGGTCGAGCAGCTCGACGAAGCGCTGATCGGCTCCGGCTTGAACGAACTGCGACGTGAGGTTCTGCCGGCGGATCTAGACGGCTGGCCGTGCCCGACGCTGATGGGGGTTTGGGAAGCTGCGTGACGGTTCGGGAACTTGAACGAAACTCCATTCGAGCGTTCATGGAAGAGAATCGCGAATACCTGAAGGGCCGCGTGCTCGACTTCGGCGCCGGTAAGCAGCCATATCGCGACCTGGTTGAAGGCGAGTATGTGCCCTTTGAGCCGGGCGGGAAGATCGAGTCGCCATTCGATGCGGTGATGTCCAATCAGGTGATTCAGTATTTGCCCAATCCGCTGGCACAGATCCGGCAATTCCGAACGGATTTCCTGAAGCGAGGCGGCTATCTGGTGATGACGGGGCCGACGAACTGGGAAGAGATCGAAAAAACCGATCTATTCCGCTTCACCGTTTTCGGCATAAAGTTTCTTGTTCGGCAGGCTGGATTCGAAGTGTTGAAAGCGAAGTCGCGGGCGCGGATCGACGCGGACGGATTTGATCTGTCGCTGGGGTGGGGCGTGGTGGCGGTGAAGTCGTGAAGACCGCCAATATCACCGCCGTCGCGGTAACGCGCGGCGGATATGACATCTCGGAAGTAGTCGAGTCGCTGAAGGGCTTCGGCGAAGTGATCGTCCAGGACAATTCCAAAGGCCAAGACTACAAGGTTTGGGGCCGCTACCTACCTGGGCGCGCGCCTAAATTCCCAGTGATGTACGTCCAGGACGATGATTGCATTGTCGATTCCCAGGGCATCTGCAACTGCTACGGCCCCGGCGTCGTGTCTCTGAACTGGAGTAAGAACCATCGTGAAGTGAACGCGAATATCTATCGAGGCGGCATGGCCCCGGTCGGCTGGGGTGCGGTCTTCGATGCCGATCTCCGCCGAGTGCTCGACGGCTGGGAGCGCGACGATCTGTTCTTGCGGGAATGCGACAGGGTGTTCACGGCGCTCAATAAGATCAACGCCGTCGAAGTTCCAATGCGGCATTTGCCCCGCGCGAACGACCGTGATCGCATGTGGCGCGAACCTCGCCATCTGGAAGATATGGAAGCGATCCGCCAACGGATTCAGCAGGTGAAGAAAAAGGCAGCATGAGCAAACTGAATTACACCTACGACGCTGAGCGCGACGTGCTCACCGTCGAGGGTATCCATTACGCGGGCGACATGTTCCGCGAGTTCGGCATCCGCGAGACGCACCCTTCGCGGCTACTCAGGATTGTGAACCGCGCGGGTGTCCTTGAGTTAAAGGTTGCGCACGATCCGGACTTGGCTATCAGGTTCGAGCAAGCGGTTAATCAGCCGCGAAACGGACATCGCCTCATCTGAGTTGAACTCCTGGCCTTCCATGATTAAGAAATTCTACACCCGCCTTTTCGAGAGCGGCCTGTCGGGGCGCGTCGAGGCAGTGCAGGCGCGGGATTGGCTGGCAAGGAATGTCGAGGTCGGACGCGGAACAGCGGGGCGCGGCGTGGTAATGCAGGATTGGCGAGTACAGGCAAGGATAGCCGGGTTGGAGCACGGTCAGTAGGGGCGTGGGCTGGTGATGCAGGCGTGGCAAGACGCGAAGGCGTCCGACTTGCGTGGGCGCGGAATGGCAAGGTAAGCCAGGATTCGGAACGGGATGGTTTGGTTTGGTGGGCGTCGAGAAATCGACGCCCTTTCTATTGGGCGAAATGATCGATCTACTTTTTGTAAGCCATAACAGGTTGCGATTCACGCAAGCCTCAGTCGAGTGTCTTTTGCAAAACACGCAATGGGACAAGGTCAGATTGATTAGAATTCACGACGACAGCTCCTCGGACGGAACGGCGGAGTTTCTTTCGAGTGTCGAGTGGCCTGTTCCGCGGGAGTTCCGTTGGAGGCCGATCGGCGGACCCGTTGCGGCGATGAACAAATTCATCCGCGAATCGCAGGACGAGGGATCTCCAATACTGGCCAAAATCGACAATGACGTGCTGCTGCCGAAGGGTTGGCTGGGCGACTGCTACCGCGTCATGAACCAACAGCCGGAAGTCGATCTGCTGGGCATCGAATGCACCAACGATTTCCCGGAGCCCGCGCCGTTCTTCCGCCAGTATCAGCGCGCATCGCATATCGGCGGCATTGGGTTGTTCCGGCGACGGGTGTTTGAGAAGTTCGGTTTGCCGGTTGCCGAGGGGCGCCAGGGCTTTACGCAGTTCCAAACGAGGCACGAGCAGATTGTGAGCGGCTGGCTGTCGCCATCCTTGCCGGTCGCGCTGCTCGATCACCTCCCAATGGAGCCGTGGCGATCGCTGTCGGAGGAATACATCGCTAAGGGTTGGCAGCGCCGGGGCTGGGGCGAGGGCGACGTGCAGTATTACTCGCAAAAGTCTGTGGCGCTATGGGAGTGGTGGAGCGGAGCTAAGGCCGAGCAGGCGGCATGAATCTTGATGGGCCGGACAATTGGCTCGCCAAACTCTGTGGATGGTTCTTCGTCCGCGACTATTTCTGGATCGCGACTCGTCTCGCGGATTTGTACGGACTCATTTACGGCCCTAGGTGCTGATTTCCACCATCACGCGGCGCTAAGGTCGGCGCAACGGTTAGTGGAGGGACTAACCTGCGGTTGCCCGCCATACCCGAATTACCGGATATGTCCAAAAGTTAATCCCTCGGTACGCAACCCAAGCATTATCGCATAAATGCTAGTAAGTGCCATTATCCCGACAAGGGCAAGGCCGCACTTCGCCCATCGTGCACTGGATTGCGCGCTGCGGCAAGCCTGCGGGGATTACGGCTTGGAAGTTCACATTCTCGATGATCTCGACGCGCCGAGCTTCTTTAACGCACCGGATTTTAACGGCGTTCACTACCACATTTCGGAGCGCCGTATGAGCATTGGCGAGAAGCGCAACAGGCTATGCGAGCTGGCGAGCGGCGACATTATCGCAACTTTCGACGACGACGATTACAGCGCGCCAGGCCGCATCAATGACCAGTTGGAGCGATTGATGTCGTCGGGAGCGATGCTTACCGGCTACAACGAAATGCTGTTCGAAACGGAAGATGGCGAGTGCTGGTTGCGTACTGGCGAAAAGGATCATGTCATCGGAACTTCGATGATGTACCGCCGCGAATTCTGGAAGGCTAACCCCTTCCCCTCCGGTGCTGGTCGCTCCATCGATTTCGTCGGTGAGGACACGGTGTTTCTATCCGCCGCTCGTCGAATCCACAGCGTTGCCGCCGTTCCAGCCGGCGAGATGATGCTGGCTCGCATCCACGGCGGCAACACGATCACCAAGAAGCCGGTTGAGGGGCACGGCTGGAAGCGAATT